AAGAGCCATTAACCGAGCTTGCATTTGGTACATTCCTAAAATGCCATCAAATTGACCTTGTGCATTGTCAAGACTTATACGTTGTGCACAAACAACTGGCACTTGCCCAAGAGGGTTAGCTGTTCGTTCAAGCTCTATTACTATTCCTGCGTTTTCTTCGTCTGGGCGAGAAAACATAGTTGTAGGTATTGGTGCTCTGCTACCAATTAAAACTTGTTCTTCATTATCAATGTATTCAATAAGCTCAATACCTTGGTCTAAATCAGCTTTTCCTTCTGCCGCAAATCTACGAGCAGCTTCTGGGTATTGCTGTTTGCACCAAGCAAGTGATCTTTCGTATGCAAAAATAATATCTCGTGGACGTAAATCATCTACGCCTAACATTTGTGCAGGGTATGCAGTCAATGGGTCACGTAAATGCCATTCTGGACATCCAAGTTTTGCGTTAAATCGTAATTGAGCGCAAGTTGTAGCGTAACCAATCAAATGACGTGCACGCTTTGACAACTGCAAATCCATTCGGCTGTTTTCCCACCAACCAAAAAGGGCTCGTCGTCTTATTGATGCGTTATCTCTAGCACGTTTTGTTCGTGTGTCTGTAGGAGGACAAAAAATATCTGGGCTTGTTGAAGCTATACGCATAGCTGTTTGGTCAAGCCCTTGCGCTAAAAGATTAGCAACCGCTGATTGTTCGTCAGAATTTAATTCTGGTAGCGGTACGATAACATCCCCGTTATAATAATCTCGCAACTCACGCATCCGGCCTTTAGCGCTGTCGTTGACACGAGATCGTGCACTGTATATTGCCATGATCTCATCAATTGATTTCACTTTTACCTCACCGCTAATTGCGTTATGCGGAAATCCATGATGGCCGCCATTGTTTGTTGTTTACTATAGTCGGAGTATAGAGTTTTTCTAAATTATGCTCTAGGAACCATTGTGCCATAACACAGTCGTCTGTTCGGGCACCCGTCCCTTCAGCGTTCCATCTTGTTACTTCGTTGACCAAAAGTAACGAGTGAGGTCTTGCTTCAGTGTTCTGTTTACCGGGCAAACGCACTCGGCCAACACGCCATAACGGAGCAAGCATTTGCACCCCGTACTTGGGGTCGCCTTTGTTTTTAGAATGCGTGTAATGCGGGATAAGTTGGACATTGCGTAGTGCCGCCCAACGTCGGAAATGATCGTATTGGAGTATGAACTTTTGGGCAGCGTTCGCTTCGATTACCCAATGTGTAATTGGGTGACCAATCTCGTTGCTAATTTGCCACCATTCTTCGGCTACGCCAGTGAATGTTTGGTGTTCATGGTTCCAATCCAAAAAGGACGGTGCATCCATCTTACGCCGATATGACTCTAAAAGATAACGAAACTCTGTTTCAGGGTTGTAAGCCCAGCATTGGATAGCCCAATAATTTGCTGGAGAAGGATCTGCGGTAGCTATAACAAACATTTCGCCACCAACATTTGCAGGTAATTCCCACAAATCTCGATCGTTGTCCCAACAACCGGGGTGATGTACCCCATCTTGTCCATCTCCACCTGATACCCATAATGGGTCAACTAAAACGTTGGCAGGGTTTACATCCGATTGCTGGTACAAGACCTCAAATCGGTCAGGAGTTTGTGCCTTAATGTGACGTAATCGTCGCCATGGGAGCCGTCGTGGGTATAGTAAACATCCTTCGGGCCAAGGTTTGCCACTGGGCTTGTGTTGTTCAGTATCGTGTGAACACAATTCGTCATAATGTGCTTGATATTTGAGGTGATGGTATTTGCGCCATTCCTCTGGTGCGTCTTCAGTATCAAATTCATCCAATTCGTAATCATCTGGGGGTGCAACTTTGTCTAACGCATACCTGTAGATGTCATCTGCTGACATGCGTTGTCCCTGTAAAACCAGCAAACCGCCGGGTTCTAGTCGGGTTTCTGCTACTTCGTCCCACCAACGACGCATATCTTCCCGTGCTTCTGCGGAACGCATTTTGCGTGGGTCGTACACGTCGTCCCATATGACTAAATCGAAACGGCCACCAAGAAAACCAGAGTCCATTCCGAAAGCTGACCATGTGGGTTCTTTTTGGCTTAACGGAGTGTCATCCTTTTGTAGCACAGTAAATGCTTCAGCGCGCCATATTTCAGAAGAATCTGGTTTAAACATTCCAAAATCTTCTTGCAGCGTAGCTTCAGCGTCAACCGCCAAATTTAAACGAACATCGTTTAATTCGGCTCTAACTGGATGCGCTCGATCTAACTCGGCACGCAACCTGCGGCAATACCATTCAGCTAAACGCTGCGTAGAAGACCCGATCATCCCACGGATGGCCCGATTCCGCACAGTTGCCCATGCAGGTAGTACTTTAGCAAAAAACGTAGATTTTCCTGTCCCCGGAGGAGCATTAATAACTACATATTCTTCGAACTCGGTTTCGAGGAGACCCATGATCCGTTCGGTTGCTTCAACCTGCCACGGTTGTAAAATAATGCCGAAATACCTTTTGGCAAAGACTTCGATATTATCGTAAGCAGCCTGCGCTTCGGGGCAAAGGTCATCATATTGTGGAACCTCGGGTTGGACTGTGGTGCCTAGAGCTTCTTGTGCGGCGAGAAAGTTTCGCGGAGCTTTCCCATTTTCTGCGTCTCGGCAAGCGTGGTAAGAGATTCCGCATTCTTTGGCTGCGCCATAAAGGCTGTGGCCTTGGCGGCGGAGGGCTTGATATTCCGCCCATTTATCTACTGTGGTCGCTTTGCCTGACGGCATGTGGCCCCCTTATTGGCACGATTCGCAAATATCAGGATTTTCTAAATCACATTCGATAACTTCGTCGTCATCAAAAGGATCAAGCGCGGGCTGTTCGCCCATAAGCTCAGGATAATCTTCAAAAACTTCCATAAGGGTACGTGGTTCCATAGGTTCTTCTATTAATTCGGCGTAGTCGAAACAAAAACAGTCGTCAGCGCAGTCTGGACAATGCTCACAGGCGCAGTCGTAATGGTAAAAATGGCAAACACATTCTTCCCCTTCACAGTCGCACCCATAGATAACCACGATTTACCATCCTAAAAATTCTCGCAGCATCTCATTCCCCCATTCACGACTCCGAAGTGTTTCCTCCAAAGCCCATGAACGATGATGTAAGTCGTCTATTTCCCAACGGAATTCCTCGCCGGAGTCCCGGTCTAGCTCCTCTATCCACGTTTCGATATTTTCTAAACGGTTATCTATTTCGTCCAAGCCCTCCATATCAGCAAGCTCATCGATTTTTTTCTCTAATGAGTCGAGTCTGAGAAGGATCGTGGGGTCAGTTTCGATTTGCAACTCGCCCATGTCTTGCTCGACACGGTTGACTGTATCTTCGAGTTCGCCTATTCGGCTCGCTACTTGGGCGGCGTTCCACACGATAACCCCAGAAGTAACAGCTACAGACATAATAAGTCCAAGAGTTAAACGGCTGACTTTTATTTGTTTGAAGTCGTTTTCGATATCTTCAGCCACTAGTCACATTCCAATGCTCGTTGTGACGCCTCAAAGACGCCCCACTGTTCTTCTGACCATTGTCGCACACTTTCGTCATTCAATGATTCAAGTAGGGCCACACATGCTTCATCAGTGACTGGGGCCGTTGGTTCTGGGCCTCCACTAGGCCAAAACGCCCAAACACCAATACCGGCAGCAATAACAGCGCCAATAATGGCTTTCACGTTTTTAAGGATATGTTCTATAGAGTCCCGCCAAACATCGGATCGTTCAGCTATATCTTCAATAGTCATTTCTGTGCCCGATTCTTGGACCTATTACCAGCACGCAGCTTACCCCCCTTCCCCCTCACCATATCCTCATTAGATTTCACCGTTCCTGCCTTCTTCGCCTTATACCTAGCACGCCCATGCTCCGCCCGATCCTTCTTCTGCTCAGGACGAGCATTAAAGGCCTTATCATAAGCAGCCTTCTTAGCTCGTGCCTTAGCGTTTTTTCTATAATAAGAAGCCGATTTTTTCGGATTAGGCACAGTACGAGACACATCGACATGATACAGTACGAACCTACTCGCCGCTAACAACGGTTTGATCGCCCGTCAGAGGGGCATCTGACTCCGTGTCCAGACACGACGGCCCACACCAACAGGGGGGCACGGAGCGACCAGCACAGCGAGGCTAGGTCAAGGCAAGAGAGGCCTCAACACTCGGAGGATACCAAGGACATA